GCCCCTATCTACTACATGACCGCTCGTGTCGCCTTCAAGAAACGGAAGGTTGTACACGAGCGTGTTGTGTGGATAGTATCCGTCTTTGATAATCCGAACGACATACGTAACCACGATTACAAGACAATGCACCGGCTCGGTAACGAGCTGTACGGCAAGAACGCCAAGTCGGAAAAGCAGATAATCATCCGGGAGATACTTGAAAAGAAATTCATATCGAACTCAACGCTAACTATAGATGAGCACAAGAAACAAAATCAAAGCAAAGTGTAAAGATCTGCAGGATCTACTCCTACAGAAGAACGCTAAGTATGGGAACTCAGCGCTTGAGCCGCTGAACGTATTCTCGGAAGCTGGTGCCGTAGCAGGCATCAAGATGCGAATAGACGACAAGCTTAAGCGCATCAAGAACGCAGGTCTCGTGGACGCAACGGAGGATACGTTGCAAGACCTCGCAGGTTACCTTATCCTCCTCATGATTGCCAAGGACAATGCAAGTAACGATATTCAAGAACGTCTTCGACAAGACCAACCCGCACCACATTCCGCTACAAACAGCTCTACAGCGAATTCAGAATGGGAAGTCGAGTACTTTAGTGACTGAAGTACGAGATGGTAACAAAGAGAAGAAGAAGGAGCTCCCCGTTGTCTGTTTCAGCGGGGAGTTTTCGTCGAGAGCCGATGACGCGCTCTTCGAACATTCGGGATTTATTATTCTGGACTTTGACCACGTTGACGTTGACGCGACCAAGAGGAGTCTTGCCACGGATGATTTCATTCATTCATGCTGGACTTCGCCTAGTGGAGCGGGAGTCAAGGCTTTGGTCCGAATTACGAACCCAGAACGACACCGTGACCACTTTAGAGCGCTTGTTAAATACTTTGAACGGACGCACGGGCTCGAACTAGACGAGTCAGGCATCAACGAATCAAGGGCTTGCTTTGAGTCGCACGATCCGGACATCATCATCAAGGACGAGTTCAAGAAGTTCGGGCACTTTACCACCGAGTTCGCCGAAGCGCAGACACCTACCAACGAGGCTTACGACTACACGGACTACATGAAGCTCAACTTGGCGGCCCGCATGATTCGCAACGCCGCCGACGGAGAGAAGCACCGAGTACTTGTCAACGCTTCACGCTTGTGTGGAGGCTACATCGCAGCAGGCAAGATGGAGCAGGATGAGGTCGTACGTATCCTGCATCGCGAGATCTGTAAGCGAGACGTTGAGTCAGAAGACCACGCCCTTAACACCATCCTTGATGGCATTGAGATCGGCAAGAACATGCCCATCCGTGACGTGATCGAGGAAGAGAAGTCAGCCAAGCGTGAGATGCTTCTCAACGACGGGGACATGTCCTTCATCTCTTCAGACGACGAAGACTTCCGATGGATTGACGACTACTCTCAGGGCAAGATCGAAATCGGTCTTGACACCGGCGACCCACGCCTTGACGAATACTTCCGTTACAAGAAGGAGTTCGTGATTGTTAACGGGCACTCTAACGTAGGCAAGACTACAACTATGTTGTATCTCATCGTCAACTCAGCGGTTCGGCACGGGTGGAAGTGGGTTATCTACTCTTCAGAGAACCGTACAGCCTCTGTCAAGATGTCCCTGATGCAGTTCGCCATGGACCGCAAGGTCGCAGACATGACGTACGGCCAGCGTAAGCAGGCGTACAAGTGGGTGAACGAGCATTTCACTATCATCAATAACAACCAAATCTACAGCTACAGCGACATCATCCTCTTTATGGAGAAGGTCATGCGCCAACAGCCCGTAGACGCCATCTTCGTCGATCCGTACAACAGCCTTAAGCTTGACATGCGGAACACCAGCATCGGTGTACACGACTACCACTACGAAGCGGCCTCTGAGTTCCTCACATTCAGTAAAGCCAACAACGTGGCTGTGTGGTTGAACATGCACGCCGTTACTGAGGCTCAGCGCCGCAAGGGGCCGGACGGACTGCCTGTAGCCCCGTACGCCGAGGACACAGAGGGTGGCGGAAAGTTCGTAAACAGAGCGGATTGCTTCATGACAATTCACCGAAAGGTTCAAGCGATGGACCATGACATCCGCAAGATGAGCGAGTTACACGTCAGAAAAGTGCGTGAAGTAGAGACAGGCGGTGCGCCTACTCCTTTGGAGGATCCGTACTGCATCCAGATGAATCTATCACACACGGGGTTCAATACACGGATCGGGCAACGTGCTCTGTTCCAGCCAATTACATTCAATAAACCAGAACAAATTCCGATGAACATCAGTTTTTTGTCCAACACGACTTGAGAACCAAAAATTCCTTAGGTAACTTCGTTTAATGAAGAGACAGAGGAAGACTACTAAGAAGCGCACAAGCGCAAGAAAAAAACAATTAGGAAGATACGCGAGCTCTTTGGAGAAGTACTGTGCTGACCAGCTCAAGGAGCATGGGCTCGCTTTCGACTATGAGGAACACACGTTCGAGTTAAGCGGCAAGTTCCGCTTTCCGAACAAGTATTTCAAGATGACTGCCAAGGGTAAGGAGATGACCGATAAGACTGATTCGGTCGTTCTCCCTATCACATACAAACCTGACTTCGTAGGGAGGGATCATGATTGGATTATAGAAACCAAAGGGTATCTACCGTCTCACCATGATTTTCCGATGAGGTGGAAGCTTTTTCTTAGGCATTTAGTTGGGAATGACGCGAAGACGATTGTATTTTTAGCCAAGAATAGCGGTCAGGTAGACCACGCTATCCAAGAAATTCTACAATCAATAAAAGATGGACATATCTAAACTAAGCTGGATGTATTATCATGCGTGCAATAGGATGCACGATGTGATAGACGATTTGTACGAGGAGTTGCACGACAACAAAGGCGAACCGCTTGAGCTCAAGGCTCATGTGGACGAGGCGATGGAAGGAGTTAAAATGGCCCTGTATCAGGAGCTTGACCTTATTACCTCATCCGTCGCCGAACATGAAGGTCGTTGACATTACCCCCGAGATGCGGTCGAGAGCCAAGTCTAAATCCAATAGACACGGCGACATCAACAACAGCATACTGAGAGGCAAGGGCAACTTTGCCGGATACCTAGGAGAAGAGCTTGTCACTGCGGAAGTGGAGGGGTGCCGTGAGCACAACACATTTAAGCATGACATCATGATGGACCGTGATGGCGAGCTCGTTCGAGTCGAGGTAAAAACCAAGAGAAGAACAGTCGAGCCGCAAGGTCACTACACATGCCACATAGCGGCGACGAGTAAGCACCAAGACCCTGATGTCTATGTGTTTTGCTCGATCAAGATCAAGCGAGACCATCCCCTTGAGGGTTGGATACTTGGCTGGTTGAGTCGTGAAGAATTCTACGACAAGGCTAGGTTTGTTAATGCGGGAGACAGGGACGAAGACGGGTTCAAACAGCACGTCGACGCCTACGTAGTCCGCGTAGATGAACTCAATCCAATCGACCAGCTTTAAGTATATTAGCTGTCCTTTAATTACTACCTATGACAAACTCGATCTTTGAAAAGAGGCTGAGCTACAAGCCCTTTGACTATTCTGAAATCACCGACCCACTCATCAATGCGATGTGGGCGAGCCACTGGACCCACAACGAATTCAACTTCAAGTCGGACGTCCAAGATTACCACACCAGCCTCTCTGATCAGGAGCGGGAAGTAATCAAGCGAGCCATCCTTCTCATTTCCCAAGTTGAAGTGGCGGTGAAATCATACTGGTCAAACATCGGCAAGCATCTGCCCAAGCCAGAGATCGCAGACATGGGTGCAGTATTTGGAGGCGTGGAGGTGATCCACTCCCGGGCTTATTCAGAAATCCTGACTAAGCTGGGTTTGGAAGAGGAGTTCACCACTCTTCTAGAGAATGAGCCTGTACTGAACCGCGTTACCTATCTGAACAAATACGTTGATCGCGTATATGAAGATGATCGGAAGCAGTTCCTCTACAGTCTCATCCTCTTCACGCTCTTCACGGAAAACGTATCTCTCTTCAGTCAGTTCTACACCATCCTTGGGTTTAATCGCTTCAAGGCGGTCCTCAAGGACACGGCGAATGTGGTTCAGTATACCTCTAAGGAGGAGAACCTTCACGCCGAGGGCGGCATGGCTTTAGTCAATCAGATCCGAGCCGAGCACCCGGAGCTGTTCGACGCTGACTTAGAGACGCGCATCTGGGAAGAAGCTCAGGTGGCTTTGGATGCGGAGCAAAACCTAATCAAGTGGATCCTGCAAGGGTTTGAGAATGAGTTTCTTAGCGAGTCTATTCTCAATAATTACCTTAAGAACAGGGTCAACGAGAGCATGCGGCGGATTGGCTTCGCCTTCGAGTTCCCTGTAAATCAGGAGACCTTGGAGGTTACGGCTTGGATGGACGAGGAGGTGTATGCGTCCGCGTTGTCGGACTTCTTTCACAAGAAGCCTATCGACTACGCAAAGAGCACCAAGAGTTTTACAGCAGATGATTTGTTTTAATGAATGATTTTTACTGGGTCACAGAAGAGACCCGACAATTTATGGAGAAGGGTTACCTCGACCCGGGCCAGTCGGTCGAAGAGAGGGCGCGTGAGATCGCGGACCATGCAGGTATGATCCTCGGCGACGAGGAGTTCGCAGACAAGTTCTATGACAACCTCTCCAAGGGTTGGTACAGCCTGAGTACCCCGGTTTGGGTCAACTTCGGCAAGAACAAGGGCCTCCCTATTTCTTGCTTCGGTACGCAGCTGCAGGACGATACGTTCGACATCCTGCGTGGGGCCGCAGAAGTGGGGGCTATGAGCAAGGTGGGAGGCGGTACGGCTACTTACTTTGGGAACCTTCGGCCTCGTGGGTCCAAGATCAGCAGCGGTGGTGAGACCAACGGCGCCGTATCTATGATGGAGCTGTACAATACCACGACCAACGTCATCTCGCAGGGAAAGGTGCGACGTGGCAGCTGGGCGGCCTACTTAGACGTGGAGCACCCGGACATCGAGGAGTTCTTGCATATTCGTAGCGAGGGACACCCGATCCAAGACGTGTCGTTTGCTGTGTGTATCGGCGATGACTGGATGCAGGCGATGATTGACGGTGACCAAGAGAAGCGTGCCATCATGGCCAAGATCCACAAGAAGCGCAGCGAGACAGGATACCCCTACATCTTCTTCACGGACAACGTGAACAAGCAGGCCCCTCAGTGGTACAAGGATAAAGGCATGAAGATCAAGCACTCACAGTTGTGTGCCGAGATCATGGAATACACGGACGATGAGAAGTCATTCGTATGCTGCCTCTCGTCTATGAACGCCTTGCACTACGAGGAATGGGTAGGCACAGATGCTGCAGAGATGCTCGCCAAGTTCCTTGATGCGGTGTACTCTGAGTTTATCGAGAAGGCCAAGGACATTCCGTTCATGGAGAAGGCTGTGAAGTTTGCTCGTGAGCACAGGTCTATTGGGATTGGTGTACTGGGGTACCACTCATACCTTCAGAGCCAGCGCATTCCGTTCGAGAGCCTTCAGGCCCGGTTCATGAACAAGGAGATCTTTGAAGAGATTCGGAGGCAGTGCGAGATCGCCAGCGAGGAGCTTGCAGGCAAGAAGGGTAGCCCTGCCGTTTTGGAGGGGTATAACCGACGCTTTAGCACTACGATGGCCGTAGCCCCAACTACGTCGTCATCGTTTATCCTCGGGCAAGTATCGCCGTCTATCGAACCGCTTCAGTCCAACTACTTCACGAAGGACTTGGCCAAAGGTAAGTTTACGTACAAGAACCCATACCTCAAGGAGTTGTTGGCGGAGAAGGGCAAGGACGACGCGGCTACATGGAAGGACATCATGATGAAAGGCGGTTCCGTTCAGCACTTGGACTTCCTTACTCAGGAAGAAAAGGACGTATTCAAGACGTTCGCCGAAATCTCACAGATGGAAGTCGTACAGCAGGCAGCAGATCGCCAGAAGTTCATTGATCAGGGGCAGTCGCTCAACGTAATGATCGCTGACGAAGTGCCATTGAAAGATGTAAATCAGCTAGTTATCAAGGCTTGGGAGCTTGGAATCAAGACCCTCTATTACCAAAGAGGTGTTAATCAAGCGCAGGCCGTTGGTAGAGATATCTTAAATTGCGCTGTGTGTGAGGCGTAGTGCTTATATTTGTATCGTTACACGGGTTAGTTAGCTGTGGAACTTCGCAATCTGTTAGAGGGGGGCTTACATAAAGCTCCCCTCTTTTTGTGTCATATCTTTGCAAAAACACTAAACACTGTTTTATGAAAAACCTTTTTGTCTTCTTCATGTTGCTGATACCCAGCGTGTTGGCAGCTCAAACCGAACCCCTCGTCTGCGGGCCTCAGTGTGATCACGTCGATCACGATTTTGAGGATTGGCTACAGCTTCGCAGGGCGGGGAACCGCAACTCGGATTACTTCGTCAAGTACATTCCTGTCGCATTCCACTCGTACAATGGGGCTATTAGTCCAGACGTAGCGGAACAGGCTTTCCTTTTGCTTCAGGAGCAGATGCTTGGCACCGGTATTGTTCCGTGTCGCGCCGAGGGTAACTTTTACAACGAGTGGGATAGCCTTGAGGTAGACCACCCTGTGTACGACAACCCCTTGTACTTTCAAGCCATGCAGGCTGTGGAGCTTGCAGGGACGCCCCCAACCGACATCTGTAACATTCACTGCTTCGAAAGCGTAGGGGATGGCGTTGGCGGTTTCTCTTGGATCAACCAAAACCCCGCTACCCGCCCATGGGATGGCGTGTACCTCCGAGCCGATCAGACGGCTACGTCTGTGATTACTCACGAGATGGGCCACTACTGCGGCCTGTACCATACGTTTAACGGTAGCAGCTGCGGCAGCGTTGAGAACAACTGTGAGACACAGGGCGACCGCGTATGCGACACGCCACCTACGGGGGCCAACTTCTCGTGCGAGGATCCGTTTTGCCCTACGGCCGACTACACGAACCACATGGACTACACGCCCAACTACTGCCGTGATCACTTCACAAACGGTCAGATATTGCGTATGCACTCCTTGCTCGTAAACGGAAACAGGGCTTCCGTATGGCAATCAGGCGCGTGCTCAGATCCTGAGGTTCTTGACGTACAACTCTTGTCTGTCCGCAACACTAGACGCTGCGACGACATCTTCGTGCCTGTAGTCAAGCTCGCCAACTTCTCTGCGATTGATGCCGAAGATGCGGTTCTCAGTGTCGTCCTCAACGGGCAGCTTTGGGAGATAGTCGTTGACGTTCCCGCCATGTCTATTCAGACGTTCGAAGGGCCTGAGATGAACGCGCCATACTTGGGCGATTACTCCGGGGAGGCGTTTGTATTCTTGGTTGGGGATCAGTACCCCGACAACAATGTCACCACCTTCCAGTACAGCCCCGAGCCTTTGGCTTCACTCAACGTTGTGATT